GTTGAGGGCGTATGTCAAAGATGGAAGCTCTGTCGCTTCTATGACCGTTGAAATCGGTATAGGAATTGCTACTGACGCCATAATCTCACCTCACCCTGTCTAAAATAAAATACGATTTCCTGTTATTGAAAGATAATAAATGCACCCTCTCGCCGACTTTCAGAGCGTTATGCACCGTGATTGTCGCACACGCTATGTTGAACGTGGCGACATTGTGAACGTGCGCTCCTTCGCTTCCCGGGTGGCTGTGAGAGCCGTCGCCGCTTTCGTGTCCGCCGTGGGTACCGCTCGAACCGTGGGGGTGCGTTCCCTGTCCGCTTTGCGTAACGCTATTTATTGAGCCGCCGCCGAGCGATATGTCGCAGGTCGTTGTGTAATCCGTAAGATGTCGGGGAACGCTCAGCACGGTTTCTGTGAGTATGAGCTTATCATCGTTGACCGCCTGTATCCTAAGCGGTCCCACGGCAATGACAACGCCTTGAATAATATTTGCGCTTTCCGGTGTCATGCCATGAAAAAGCTCTTTAATACTTGTGGGATTACCCATATTACCTTTATCAGACGCCGCCATAAAACCCCTCCTTACTTACTGACTAAATTCTCATTCACCCAGCCGTAAACATTGGAATCGCCGGGGACGTCGTTATATGCGCCGCCGATTAAATGCAAGGGGTGTTTTGCGCCTTTGGCGATGAGCGTGAGCTTTGCCTTGCCTCCTCTGCGCGTTCCTCCTGTCGGCGTAGTCGCGTTCGAGGAAACAAAGTGATTGCCTCCCGCGAAGTTCACAATATCACCAACCGAGAATGACGATTCCGGCGCTTTCTGCTGCGGAGGTTGTCGTTCAAGGTCATTGGCGAAATTGAGTTTTAATTTCATTGTGTACGCCTGATCGTTGAATGAATGATTATCTTCGTCAACATAGAATGTCCGAGATAATCCCAAGTGTGGAATTATAACAAATATCCCAATACCCGCCATAATTTCGGGTATTCCGATTGCTTCCACTTCAAGAGTTTTATCGGGAGTGCTCTGTTCTTCGAGTATCGTTGAAACGAGCTCTTGCAGTTGCGCCGAGGTAAGTGATTCGTCCGGCTTTTCTATGCCTTGGAATACTCCGATTTTACCCTCCAAAGCGGAGTTGCTTTTTTCCGCGACGGTTGTACCCTCTTTTGATACCATCTTAATGCGCGTCTTGATTTTCTCAATGCTGTTGGAATGGGTATATGTTATCAAATTGGCGCCGGATTCAATGACCCATTGCATGATATTCTCGCGCCGGGTTGTCAGCTTCAATTCGCCTTTATCAGATGTGACAAAATGCCGTATGCCTATCGCTTCAAAGTCAAGGCTCAATGCGTCAGCGATAGCGTCCCACGCCGTTGTCTTCGGTTTAGTGAGTTCAGGTATCCTATAAGACGTTGACGACGCCTGTGAATATGGAATACCAAACCGCGCGCAGCAGTCCTTGAATACCTCCGTCGCTGTGAAATTGGTATAGCTGAATGTATCCTGATTGTTTGCAAGATATATTCCGTTGTCATATGCCATGAAACTCAACTTTTTATCTTGGTTTTGTTTCGACGACATAATAAGCCCTCTGAACAATTCCTGCCCGTTATAACTGAATATACAATGCTGTCCTTTTTCAATATCAATCTCTGACCGGGCATGACCATCGCCATCATCGTCCAAAAGCGATACGTTTATTGAGCGTGTCGGTGTGCCTTTTCGTCCTCTCCATTGGATTGATTCGACAAGGTTTGTAACATCATATCCGGTTGAACTTTTTACGATGATTAGATTTATGCCAGTCATATGCTCCCTCCTTTACGCCGGGATTTTCAGCACCTGTCCCGGATAAATCAAATTCGGATTTTTAAGAATGTTCGTGTTAAGGTTGTATATTTCCATATACCGCGCGCCGCTTCCGAGCAGAGCCTTTGCGATATTCCAAAGGTTATCCCCGCTCTTGACGGTGTACGTCCTCGGAGTAACGGTATTATCAACCCGCGCTGTATCTTTGCTGACGGTCGCCGTCTGTGTCTTAATCTCAACCTTTACTTGCCGGACATTGATTTCGCGGTATTCTTTCAGCGAAAGCGTGTAATTCAATGTCCCAATGTCTCCGCCGCCCTCGTTGTAAACGAAGTCCTCAATCGTCACGAACAGGTCGATGTTCTGCCCGGTCAAAATAAATTGCACAGGCTTTTTGCTTACCTGCCAGCGTGTGATTGTGTCCTTTATTGTGAGCGGCGGTGTGATGGCGCTTGCCTCCATGCCGGGGAAGGACGTCGCCGGGAAGAATGATGAAAAGCTGATTTTTACCGCTGGACGCCCTTGAATAATCGTTATCTCACCAAGCTCGGTGATTTTAATGCTTTTGTTGCTTGAACCTTTTGTCACGGTGATTACAGAGGGTAGGACGGGGAACCGCAGCTTTTCCTTGCCGCCGTTAAACGTAAGCCACATCTGATAGTTATTAGTAGTCATACGACAGTTCCCCCTCCTCAAATATTTCCTGTTTCAGCATTGCGATTATAGCGTCTTTCAGCCTCGGCGCAACAAATCCCCACACGGTCTCACCGTCAGTTCCTTTTTCTACGCTGACTTCGCCGTGTCCCGTAATGTCAAGGATAATTCGCCGTTCTCCGCCGTATTCTGCCGGTCGCCTTTCCTCACCGTCGTCCGTAACATTCGCGGGGATCGGTGTGTCTGTCGGGCGGTCTACGATATTGTTTATAATGCGCTCGGTTTCCGGCGCTGTATAAACGACTTCACCGCCACCGAAGTTTATAAGCTCCGGTCCTTCTTCGCCGACAAGGGCAAGCCCAGGCTCGGCGGATGCTGTTCCTGTTGCGTAACCTCTACCCGGTAGCGTAGTTGTAATGTTCACGGTTCCGGTTGTTTTCAGGGCATTGGCTGTCGCTGTCGCTACGGCTTTCGCCGCTGATACTGCCGCAGACTGTTGACCTTTTATCTCCTCAATGTACGCCGTCATGGTGTCCTTTGCCGCCGCTGCGGCTTCGGTTTCCATGTTCATATTTTCGATGGATTCGGTGAGCTTTTTCTCCATCTCGTCCATCTTGGTGGAAAAATCGGTTTCCATATCAGCGACGGTCGCGGCGAAGTTGTCTTTTGCTGTCTCAACCTTTGAGAATTGAGTGTTGAAATCGTTGACAAAATCCTTTGCGCCCTGCGTTGTTTCTCCAAGCTGTTCGACCTTGTCTATGATTGCCGCCAAATGACCGGCGCTTTCTTTGCTTCCGTCAGCAAGAGAAGCGACAAGCCTTTCATCAAGACCTATTTCTGAGGCTTTTTTGAGATTTTCCGTATAGAGTTCAAGGTAATCGACCTGACTTTTCATCGCCGCGGTCATTTCCTTAATACTCGGGAGTGCGTCCATCGTCATTTGGTCAAAAAGACCGATTTGACTGTCTATGCTACTCCGCGCCGATTCGTAAGCCTCATCGTACTTCTCGATTAGGTCGTCCATTTCCCTCTGTATGCTTCGGAGTGAAGCATTAACCGCCTCATCATAAGTAACGACTGCTCTTGCGGCTTCTTCGATTTCACGGGCTTTCCGCTCGTATATTTCGCGTCCAGCCTCAATGAGTTCGTTGTTCTCACGTTCAAGGCGCTGCGCCGTTTCTAACGCAGTTTTATAATCGTCCATATCTGTCGCCCATGATCCGAGCCAACCTTGACCTGTATTATTATAAAACCATGCGTCGCTTAGAGCTGGGGCGTTATCAAGTATTTGCTGTTCGCGGTTTACGTTGGCTAACGCTTCCGCAACAGCGTTTGCATATTCTTCCTCTTTTCCGAGAGCCGCTAAATATGCGTCTATCGTGGCTTGTTCTCTCTGCCGTTCCGCTTCGGCTTTCGCTAAATCCTCTATGACCTTGATATTTCCGCCAACCGATTCCATTAGGGTGTCGTAATTTATAGCGAGGTTCGGTATGGTTTCATTCAGTTTTGCGAGGATTGTTTCTATTTCAGCGTGCGCGTCGGCAGTGATAACAGATTGTGTCGCCAATACTTCAAGCCGTTTAATGAGAGCGAGATTGTTTTGCTCATATTCTTTTGCATCAGAAATACCTTTATTAAAGCTTTCTATCAGCTTGTCATGCCCGGAGGACAGATTTTCGATTTCGGCAACAAACTGTTCAACCGACTTTTTGCTTGCCTCAAATTCCTCCGTAAGTCTTTCAACCTCATAACGTAAAGCAAGAGCCTCGTCAGAGGTTTCGCCGTATTGTTCTGCGGCACGCTCATATTCATCGTTAAGCCTTTGGAGTTCATCATACTGGTCTTTGGTTGTACGCGTCCATGTATCATACTCGCTCTTTTGGCTTGCGAGAATAGCTACAAAAGCAACCACAGCCGCCGTGAGCGCGACTACGCCGGTAATGATTAGGAATATAGGGTTAGCCATCATCGCCGCTGTAATCGAGTGTATGGCAGTTACAACGATAGGGCTTGTGATGAGCGCGAACGCCGTCACGGCTACCGCAACAACACCTACGGCTACCGCGATGGCTGTAATAACTGCGCTTACCGCCGGATATTTCTCAATAATATCGGTAAACCATTCAAGCATACCACGCCCGGCATCAACAAATGTGCCGACAACGGGAGTTAGATTATTTCCGAATGCAACGGATAAATTTGTAGCCGCAGCTTCGGCAAGTGCGATTTTTCCGTTTAAGTTGTTTGTTTGGATTGCGGCCATTCCCGCCGATTGACCCATACCTCCGTAA